TATTCTTCGTCTGAAAATTCATTCAATGAATTATTTACTTGATAATAACGGTTTAATACAACACCCATGTCATCATATGCCGATTCCAGTCGTTGCTGCATTGTATTCATTTCAGTAGCAGTCTTTTCAAAAACTTTATATGCTTCTTTCAACTGCTTCATGTGACGAGACACAGTAACATTATCAAACCAATGCTCTGATTCCTGCATTGTCAAAACTTCTGCCTGTTCTACAATTTCTGAAATTTTTGAAACAACTTCTTGTAGATCAGTTGAGCCATATACTGATTCGCCAATGGATTTAAAATTTGCAACAGTTTTGAGAAATGTATCTCGCTGCGACTTATCCATTTGTTGTTCTGATTCAGTCAATATGCTTTTCAAAAGCTTGTTTTCAAAATGTTTCATTATAATCCTATTTTACTGATATTTGTTTTTAACCCTTTCAATGCCTTTATAGCAGCATTGAGATATCTACTGCTCTGAGCAATGTTACTTGAATAGATTGGATCATCCGTATCCACAGTCATTGATTCCAAATAATCTACTAATCGATCTTTGAGATCTGTAAGAGATTCTGCCTTTTCATCTATTTCAGTGAAAAATGCTTCAAATTCATTCTGCTCATTTAATCGGCGTCGAATTTGTTTTTTACTATTTTCTCGTATTTTATGAGAGTGCATATGCATTGTAATTTATTTCAAAATTGCATTGAAATCTAATTCAGATGGAATGTTACCCAATGTGTCGATAACTACTCCCGTACCTGGAGTACCTCTACCATTGAATGATCCTAATCTGCTAGCATGTGCAGATGCTTCCAAACTTTTGAATTGTACAGCGCCATTAGTTGGATTACCTAATTGTGCGGTTTCAAAAGTGCTAGTATATGGTCCAGCTAAGTTACCAGTACCTCTGTCTGTGACAGCATTGGTCGGACCTAATAATGATGTATTTGCTATATCTGCTAAAGCCATTTTTATATCTCCTTAATTATATTATGAATTATACTATCAATGCGAGAAAATTTATCATTTGTTTTTGAAACTGACTCATTGACAGGCGATAAAAATGCACCATGTGTCGATGGGTTTGAAACAAAATCAAATGCTATGAGTTCAAAGTCTGGTTGAACTTCTAATGTATTTTCTCCCTCTCTCATAACCTCTTTCACTGAACCCATACCTCTTGATGAGATACCTAATTTGATTCCAGATTTAAATAATTCTTTCAAAATATTACCGGATGGTGTAGACAACACTTCTACTGTTCCTACCAGATCATCACCTTTAAATTCCATGTCTAAAACATTATGTGACACATTGTTCAGATTGACTACAGACGAATCTGGATGATCAAGTTCACCTAATGCTCTGCGCTCTGAAATAAATGTTTTGGAATATTTCTGAGCTTCTCTTACCAATGTTTCCTTCGGGTAAATTCGACCGTTATGATTTTTTGCATTGGCTCTTTGGAGTACTCCTTTCACAATGAGTTTACCATCATTGCGTTGTAATGATTCCATCACCATATCTGGCGATACTTCAAATAACACATGTTCTCTTAATAATTGCTTGCTCATTTTGATAGCTCTCTAATTTTGTTTCCAATTCGAGTCATTCTTTCATATATTTGACCCATTCGCTTGGATGATGATTTCCAGAAGTGAGATGAATCAACGCCCATTTCTGTTTTCAATTTCAGATTATTGTTGACAACTCTTTCCATTTCAGCTAACATGTTATTGATTTCTCTGATACCTTTGTTTACCTTTTGCTGTGGTGAAATGGTTGGATCTTTTTTGAACTCTCTGTATGATACTTCGTTCACAAACATTTCAGACATCATTCTTTTGTATAAAGATTCGTCCATTTTCTTGTAATGTTTATTTGTTTTTTTCACTTTTTCCTTACCACCCTGTTTGATAACATCATCATCTACATCACCAAATGCATACTTATGAGGAGGAGCTGGTACATTTGCTGTGGTACTTATTTCCTCAAGCTCTTCTTCGGCCTCACCAAATAAATCATCCATATTAAATGTATTCACTTTAATTGATTTTAGCTCTTCAACCTTATCATCCTTTTTTGCAACTACACTTAATCTGTGATGCAGATAACTGTCCGATTTGTCGACATCGCCGTCATTATCTAGATCCTTGTCATCCAGATCTTCAAAGTCCATCTCAGCCTCTTTGTCAGAAACTCGATCTACTTTTTCCATTACTGTATGGAATTTTCTGTTTAGTTCTTCAATGAAACTCATCTATTGTTGCCTTTTAAATACATATACAGCTTTATTGCCACTTTCGACTATCCTTGCTGGAGATATTTCATATATTGTACCAGCTGTCAAATGAGCTATATTAACTGTGCCGCCGTCTGATAGGAATATGGTACCTGCAGCCGAAGCTTCTTTCATTAATGCACCATATCCATAATTTGATCCTGTGAAATCAGTTGTAGTATTTTTTACTGTTTGTGCTGCAAAATATCTACCAGGATGGCCTAATCTTTCAAACTGATTTGATTCAGTTGCAATGTTTGAATATGATATATCTGTTCTAGCCATTCTTCAATCCTTTTAGCTCATCACGCAATTCATAATATCTCAACATCACCAGCACATCATTGTCTCCAACTACTGGTTTGTTGCTCAGTGTAGTTAGCAGATTTGCAACTTCCTGTAATTTTATTTTCATCACTTTGTCAGTGATTGTTCTGCAGTGCTCCATGATATCCATGTAAATGATATCCGCATGCTTGGAAATGAATTTTTTCAATTTTGGCGAATTGCTAACATTGTTAACATATTCACGAAGCAGTGCTTTCTGATCTTCATTTAGTGATTCATATTTCGCATTGAACTTGTCAACCAAAATCTTGTTGGTCAAAATTCTGATATCTTTGTCCTGTTCTGAAATGATATTAGAATCAGTTACCTTTTTACTGGCTGTTCGTACATGTTCAATCAGTGTGTCATGATTTCTGACAAATGCAGCCGGATTATCAGATTCTGTATATTCAAACAATTTATATATTGTAGCAAATGTTTTGTATTTATCTGATCTGGTATTGAAGAACTCAGCCATTTCAAATAGTTTGTTGATATCTCTGATCAGATTATACTTCTCCCGTTTCAATGCTGACTCATTCAGAGATCTTCTGGTCTTCAATACCGCCGTTACAAATTTCTTTGCTGACTGTTCACTCTTGAATTTTTCTTCCATGATAGATTGATACAATTTCAGCTCTTCTGATATTGTAGTGCCTTTCATGAAATATTTCTTCACGAGCTTTATGGCATCTGAATCTCTATTGTTCATAGTGTCGGATGCGATACGTCTCACCAGTAATTCGAAGATGAGACCTGTGTTCTTAAATTTAGAATGTTTAATTTTTTTCATTGCCTAGAGCTCTGCTTTTTTATAAATATGAGATCAATCATCTAACAATTGATTTTCATCCAAAAGACCGGATTCTGAATCATTTGTTCCTGTTGTCATCGTTTCTTTGATAATTTGTTTGGTTTTATGTCCTGGCATCAAATCAATTATATTCGCTACATTCACATCATGTCTTGATTCAAATGAGAGAGTATCTTTTCTGCTTTTTGTTGTTAATTGATTGGAACTAGTTTTAAAAGTATTTGATAGATCTTTAATAGATAATGGGTCTCTGGTGAAATCAGATTTATGTGTTCCCCATGTATGTGATTCTGGTGGTCGGCCGGTTCCTCCTACATACTCCTGTTCTTGGCCTGGCAATAGTTCTCCTTTGGTGGCAACATGCATTGAAGCAATGTCATGCGGCGTACCAAAAGACATATTTGTTTTCTTTGGATCATTACCCTCAGACTTAATTTGCTCTTTTCGGAAATCATTTTTGAAATCCTCAATAACTTGATCTTGTTCATATTTCCATTCGGTGTCAGACATTTTGAAGATGTTTTCATAGATCCATTGAGTTGAAAACAGGCCTGAATCTTTCATATCAGTTGCCAATGATAATTTAGCTGCTAATGTTTCTACCTGCTGTCTTTCATATACCAATGATGGGTTTGTTAGTGTCAATTCAAAATCTACAAGATCATCGTCTGTGAATCCTTGAGAATATAAATGTATGATGGCAATCTTTGTGAGTTCAGATATGAACACACGTTGTATACGTTCTATAGTACGAGCAAAACGAACATCTTCTGCAGCTAATGTGGCTTTACCTTCAACGCCTTCATCATATCCTAAGAATGCTTTCGGTACTTTCAAAGCTGCAAACATTTTATTTTTGAGATAGTCAATGTCTTCAATCTGTCCATCATTACCTAGGCCTGGCAGAGCCTCTATGCTTGTCCCGGTTTGATCTCCTCGAACTGGCAAGAAGTAATCTTCAATTGCGTTCTGCATATTGAATTTTAGATTATAATCTCCTGTTCTCTCATCAATATATGGAACCTTTTTCATTTTATTGATGATTGCCTGAATATGATTATCAACTTCATTTGGTGGAATATTCCCAACATCAATTTTGAAAACTCTACGTTCCGGTGCTCTCATTATTCTGTGAATCAACATCGCATCTTCCATCAGTGTCAATTGTTTGAATATTTTTCTAGCTGATTCAATCATTGATTTGCCATATGGTAAGAAGTTTGTATCTGACATCAATCTGAAATGAGCAATTTGCCATGACTCGAATTGAGCCATCGATCCTTGAGTCCCAGAACCATGGCTATATGTATTTTGACCTTCCAATACAAAACGATATGCAAATGGATTGTCAGGATCAAATCCTTCTTCTCTACGAACTTCATATGCTGATAATGGTACTACATTCACAACACCAATTTCTTCTTCAATGTCTAGATGTAGATAAAAGTCTCCATATTTACACGCATTTCTGATCCATGGCCATAAATTATATTCCACATTCATGATGTCAAAGAACAGATTATAAAGAATCTTTTGTATTTCTGGATTAGCAGTTTTGATTGTCAGAACATCTCCATCCGCATCTTTAGTTGTGGATTCATCAGCGTAAATATCTAATGCAGATGCAATGATTGGGTCCATGTCCATGGCCTCATAATCTGTGAACATTTCAATTTTGGAAACGTGGTATGAAGCATTCTGATTATATGTGGATGTGGCAAATCCAGGTAAGCCTCTATGTAGACCTGAAAATCTGTCTACATATTTTTTGTTGGACAAATTACCATGAGACTGTAACCGGTTTGTATCAACTGCTTTGAGTCTGTTCTTGGATATTCTCCGTACTACCACATTGGTAGAAAAGAGACGATTAAGTCTTCCACGTAATGATTTATCAGCCATGATGATGTTTTTATTATATAAATATTAAATTAACCAAGTTAGATCGTTGTTGTCCTTATCTCCAGATTCCCAATTCCAACTTTTCTGCACATCTTTTGTAGATGTGTACACTCCAGATGATTTACCAAAGTGATTAAGTGATTTTCTGGAAAGATCGATTCCTTGTTGATATAAGCGCATTGCAGTGTCTCTTACCCATAGAGCAATACCAAATGCCATTACCAGGTCATCATTATAACCTCTCTGCGCTTCTGCTCTAGAACCGTTCCATATGAATACCAAAAGTTCATCTATCAATCTTCTGCTATGAACTACAGGAGATTTTTCTCTGAAATATGTTTCTAGTTTTGAGATTAGCAATGGTCTGGTTTTTGATGTGGTGGAAAATCCAGGCACTTTCTGAGCTTTATTTTTTAGATCATATCCTTTTGCTAAATGCACATCTTCATCTACATATGCATCTTGTTTGTAAGAATAATACAAATTAGGATAATTTTTGTCAATGGCAACCTGTATAACTGCCCACCCAATATTGGCATTCTCAATTACCAGAAGTGCATTGTTCCATTCAGTGGCAACTGCAACTAACATGTTACCATATTCCGTAGTGCCAATCTTACCTTTGTACTCTGCTACTTGTTTGACATTGTCAATATCAAGCACATGAAATGCTGAATAATCTGCGCCATCGCCTCGAGCAACATCAGCAACTACCACATAGTTAGTAGAATAATTAGGATAGTCCCAAACCCAGTAGTTGCCATCAAATCCTCGTTTTTCAACAGGGTCTTTTATATATGTCTGATCATACCATTGAAGTATTGGACCATCTATAACTGTATGTCCAGAAGATATGAAATCACAGTCACATTCCTGTGCTGCCATTTTTTCTCCTAGGAGTGATGTTTGTTGCCGGCGCCATTCTTCATTACGTTCCGGATGTACTGTCCAATGCAGTCTGATTGGATTGAACTCACCAGCTGCTTCCGCATCTACCCATGTTTTATGAAACCAGTTACCAGTACCATTAGGTGTAGACAATGCTATACATCCTCCACCAGTTGACAATGTTTGTTGAGCTGAAGCCCATATTTCACCAATGTTTCGTATGAATGCTGCCTCGTCTATAACTAACAGTGATAAGGCTTCTGATCTACCTGCTGTACCTGTAGATGAAACTGCTTTAACTTGAGAGCCATTTCTCAATCTCAATGAAAGTTTATTATCTTCATCCGTAGTACCTTTCATCCAGGTTGGTAAATTTTCATGCATTACTCTGATCTTTGTGACTAAGTTCTTTGCTACCTCCTGCGTAGTTGCAATCACTAACACATTGAAATCTGATTTGAACAACATGTTCCAAAGAATAAAGCCGGCTGATAAAGTAGATATACCTAACTGCCTGGACTTCAATATAATGTTATAACGATTGTCTTTGAAATCATTAAGAGTATCTTGTTGAAATGGATATAAATTGAAATACATCTTACCTTTAGTAGGATGTTGAATTACGCAATACTTACGCATGAAATGAACCGGATCTGTCGCCGATTTCTTGAATTCATCTCGTATTATTTGTTTAAGCGATTTCTTTTCTGACATAACATTTTTTAATCCTAAACTAGATCGGCGCCGGCATCTTCTACTGTCTGTATCACTTTTTGTATATACTCAGCTATTTCTCCTGATTTAACTGCGTTTAATGCTGTTTTGATACCTACCATTTTCAATTTACCTTTTGCCAAATATTGTAAAGCTGATGAACCTCCTTGTAATAACAATGCTGCAACAATCAATGTATGTATCAGTTCAGCAACCTTATGTGCCTTCTTTTTATCTTTGACGCCAGCTTTCATAATAGCCTTCTCAATAGCGCCGACAATGATATGATGATATTTTTCGCCGATGGCAACTAATCGTTCACCTGATAAAAATTTCAATCCAGGTATTTTACCTAACAAGTTTATGAATTTGCCAACTAGTTTAACAATCATACCTAATGACAATGCAACGCCAGCTAATGTTAATGCGCCCAATGCTTCAGTTTGCAAATCATCACCTTCTAGATCAACTGTTTTCAGATCCTTAGCTAAGTCACTTACCTCATCTTCGACCTCAGCAGTGGCTGCTTCAATATCTTCTTCTGATAATAATCGTTCGTTGATTATTTCATCAACTATTGTCTTCAGTTTTTTCATTGCTAGGTTCTGCTAAATTTTTTCTAATATTTTCTTTTAATTCACTGTAATCTTTTTGCATACGCTCAACAAATTGTGTGATATCAATATCATCTGATCTACCATCTGCATTATGCCAATATGCTTCCTTTACCTGCTTTTTCAAAATGTCAACTTCGATGTCACAATCTTTGAACCACGCTTCGGCATTATCTGACATTATTTTTCGTTGATACTCATTCCAAGCCTCTTCACCTTGCTGACGTATCTGCCTTTCTTCTTTCAATACACATGAAAAACATTTTTTACGCATGAAATAAAATTTCAAGTTCAAACGCTTTTCATCGCCTTTCATATACTCACCACATTCAGGACAATTGTCCGGAGCTGTCAATATGTCTTTGATAGATGATAATAATGAATTGGCAGCTTCTTTGACACGGTAACCTTCTTTCTGAGTCCATTTGTGTCGAGTACCTTTGGCATCAGTTTCATACCATACCTTAGGTTTACCGTCTTCAAATCTTTCAACCACGTCCATGTCCTTTTCAGGACCTTTGGAAAATGTAAATGTTTTTCTGGTCTGCGTTCTATGCTTACCAGCTAGCAGATCACGCACTGCTTTAACGTTCTGTAACTTATTGGACATATTATTTGAATTCTGATCTGAACTTCATGCGAAGTCTGTTCTTAGCTGTCTGATCTAATGGTAAAGAATCTAACATAGAAAATACAAAATCTACTTGCTGTGTAGATGGCTTTCCTTCAATTGCTCTTTTTAACATTTTGAATGCCTGAGTTTTTTCTAATCTTTCTTTCTTACCAGCCAATGTACCCTTCAATTCAGCTTCAGTCATAGCATCAGCTGCTGGTGGTGCAGTAACTGATTGACGTACTGACTTCATCTGTAGTCGTTGTTTTAATTTGCTTACTGCTTGAGGATCATCGCCGATGAGCTTTTGAACAATCATTAATACAGCTGCTGCTTTCTGTTGAGACGATCCTACCTGTAATGATTTTTGCAATGCTCTCATGTACTGTGTATCAACTAATTTATCAATTCGGCCGGCAGCAGTGGAAGTAGCTCCTCCCAATTCTTGCTCATTAGTTTCATCTTTTTTCTTACCGTAATCACCTTCTGATAAAGTTGATTTGATGACACGTCTAATTTCTTGACGTAAAATTTTCTCTTTTTGATTCATTTCGAATGCTCCGTTTTTCATATAAATATGTAGTTATCTGGAATACCTTGTTAAACCTAACAATTGATTTACTGGGGCAAATAATCCAGTCAATTTGTAAGTTTTACCTTTATATACAAACACAATACCTTCAGTAGGCACTAATTTTTTGAATCCTCCTGTTGCTTCGATGCGTTTCAATTGTGTTTTCATTTTGTCTAATGATGCCAAGTCAT